ATTTTAGGTGGAAATTCAAACAAAGCAACATGTGTTTACTCAAGTATTATTGGTTGTAACATTACATCAACTTGTTCATACACGACTCACGTAAATAACCTATTAGTTAATGGTGGTGGACTTGCTTTAACTCACGTTATTGTAAATTCAATACCAACAGAAACTAATTTAGCGTCTTTACCAATAGGCGCAATTTACAGATGTACAAATGATGGAAACGGAACTAACACTTCTTTACACATTAAATGGCAATAAAACAATAAACTCAACCCCCTTTTAACCGAGGGGGTTTTTAAAAAAAATAAAAAAATGGCTTTTGTAATAATTGACGATCCGGTAGGTGGTCCTAGCACAACAGTAAGAACTGGATATAATAATAAGGCTTTAGGGCCAAATTCAGTGGTATTAGGTGGTTTTGGAAACACTTCTTTATCAAAGTATGGTATAATTTCTGGTGGTTATTGTAACACAAATATCGGGTATTTATCAAACATTGATGGAGGTAGAAGAAACACAACCACAGGATGTTATTCAAACATAGGTGGTGGTTATTGTAATACAACCACTGGTGTTTTATCATCGATAAATGGTGGTTTTAGAAACACAGTAATTGCAGGTAATGCAACGATAAACGGAGGTACAACAAATTTTGCGTCTGGTTTAGTATCCACAATAGGTGGAGGTTGTTTGAATGATGCGACTGGTGGTTGTTCTGTTGTTTCTGGTGGTTATCTAAATTCGGCAACTGATGTTAACTCTAGTATTGTAGGTGGATGTTTAAATACAGCATCTGGTCAGTATAGCTTTATAGGTGGCGGTAGTAATAATACTGCATCTAGTCTTAATTCAATTGTTACTGGTGGATTTTCTAACATCGCAAATAATTTATGTTCTGGTGTTCATGGTGGTTCTTTTAATGAAGCCCTTGGTGAATTTTCATTCATAGGTGGTGGTAAAGATAACACGGTAATATGTTCAGTATCAACAATAGTTGGTGGTAACTATAACACAGTTAATTCTGAATGTGCGATTATTGGTGCTGGTCAAAACAACACTATTGAATCAAATTATGGTTTTATTGGTGGTGGTTTGTACAATACGTTAGACGCCGATAGTTCATCAATTGTTGCAGGATTTAACAATTTAGCATTAGGATCACTTTCTTTTATTGGTGGTGGTAGATTAAATACTGTACTATCAAACATGTCAGTAATCGGTGGAGGTTTTAGTAATGATAACTTGGCAACATACGGTACAATAGGTGGTGGTTCTGAAAACACTGTAATTCTTGATGGGTCTACAATCGCTGGAGGTCAGTTTAATACTGTTTTACAATATAACTCAACAGTTGCTGGAGGTTATGGAAACTTTATTGATGGTAACTGTTCATTCGCAGTAGGTAATAATAACGTTGTTAGTGGTGATTCATCTTATATAATTTCTAATAGTTCTACATTAAATGCAACAAATTCAGCGATTATTGGTGGTTCTGGAATTATTGGAAACGATAGTGACACGGTTTACGTTCCTTATTTGAACATTCAAAATGTATCCACAGGAACTTCAATTTCTAATTTAGGAATTACTTCCGCAGGTTTAGTTGTCTTTGGTGATGATTTAACCGGATCTACACCATCATTAGCACAAACAATTGCAGTTGATCCACTTACAGGTGGAAACATTGTAATGACCACATCAACGGCAATCATTTCTGAAAATACTCAAGGTAATATGAGTGTAAATGATTCTGGGTTAGGTGCTCAAATATTTATGCAAACAGCGGCAAGTGGAGATACTGTAGATAGTGTTTATGACCAACAAAATAATTCAATTTCAGTACAAGTTAGAGACAATTTGGTGACACAAAGCAATATACAAATGTCCACTAAAGAAATTAAATTAACAACAATTGATAATCCACTTGGAACAACTGGTTCTACAGATACTGGTGTTGTTGTTAACGGTTACAAATATACAACCGCTACGTTAGTTACTAATGACGCAACCCCAACTGAAATAATTAAAATCGAAAATTCTACAGGTGAACTAGCGGGTGGGGTTACAAATGTAAAAGTATGGTGTAATGCCTTTGATACGTCATTAGTATCTTCAGGATTATCACAAGAATTTACTTCAGCTTATCTTGTTGACGGATCTTCAGTTCTTTCACAATTATCTTTAGCTCCAACGACAAACTTAAGTTATTCAACTTTCCCAGGTGGTGTTACCGCAAATCTAACTTACACAACATCACCGGCAAGAGTAATACTTCAGGTGACTGGTTTAGCTTCAGATTCCGTATCATGGAAATGTAGAGCTAGATGGTCTCAATAAAATTATTTTAACAATAACCCCACATTTAAGTGGGGTTTTTTTATTTTATACACTTTTAGTCTTAATTTATTATTTTAAATGTATGTTTGTAAGTATATGTAACAAAGAATACTTGGTCGGATATGAGGTGATGTTAAAATCATTGATTGATACTAATCCAAGAATAATAAATGAAAATATTCCCTTTTATTTAATTAGTAATGATTTGACGGAGGATGATCTAATAGTTTCAAAAAAGATTTACTCTAACATAACATTAATGAACTATGATACCAAAAAATATGACAAATTAAAACAACTACAAGAAGGTCAAGTTGCTTTTGGTGATTATAGTAAGTATGAAATATTTTCATTAGACTTTTTAGATAAAATAATATTTTTAGACAGTGATGTTGTGGTGATGGGTAATCTGGACTATTTAATAGATTTTAAAGAAGACTTTGGTGCTGTTAGAGAGTTATATATAGATCAATACAACACCGGAGTTATGGTGATTGGAAAAAAATATCTTAAAAAAGAAATAACCGACCATCTTATTCATTTAACAACAATCTATGGTATAACAGAACATTTAGATCAAGACATTATTGATTATTATTTTAGTGATGTGATTACCCCACTCCCTATAGAATACAATTATTTAAAAACATATTCAAAACAAATTTTTCAAAACACAGGTCTTCCAAAGTATTTAAAAATACTTCACTTTATTGTAAAAAAACCTTGGCAAAATAAACCCCTGGTGTTTTTAGAAGAAGGAACTATTTGGCAAGAAAAATATTGGTTTGATGTTTATTCTAAAATATTAAAATTAAAAAAAATATGAAATTAGGTTTAAGTTACAATGTTTTTGATGGTGAAGAACTATTAGAAGGGTCAATAAAACAAATACGTGGTGAGGTGGATTACATAAGTGTTGTCTATCAAACTGTTTCTAATTTTGGACATAGTTGTGATGAAAATTTAATTTTGTTACTTGAAGATTTAAAATCTTCTGGTCTTATTGATGAAACTTACAAGTATACGCCAACAGATATCGTAGGTAGTACAAATGAATTAAAAAAAAGAAACATAGGTTTAGAACTTTCAATTAAAAATGGATGTACCCATCATATGTCAATTGACACTGACGAATACTATAATATTGACGAGTTTAGAAATATGAAAAAAATTGTGACTGATGGTGATTATGATTCGTCAGTTTGTCAAATGATTACGTACTATAATAAACCAATATATAGAATTGAGCCCAAGGAAACATATTATGTGCCATTGATATATAAAATAAGAAAAAATGTATTATTTGGTAAAAATAAGTTTCCTGTGATTGTTGACCCAACTAGAAAAATGGAACCTGGTAATTGTAAAATATTTACTAGAGAAGAAATAGAAATGCACCATTTAAGTTATGTGAGAAATAATATATTTAAAAAATTAAACAATTCATCGGCCAAGAAAAATTTTGAGTCTGAAATTTCTTTTTTGGTGGATTATTTTAATTCTTGGGAATATGGAAAAAAAGCTTTGATGCCTGGCCGACCTTGTAAATATTACGATGTGGTTGAAGTTGAAAATAAATTTAATATAAAATTAAAAAATGGTTAAAAGGCATTACGAAGAACACGAATTATTAAAATATAATCAACGTGATCCTAATATAACAAACTATGAAGGAAAAGAATTATTATTACATTTCGATTCTTTTTGTTTAGGTGATACAATTTGTTTTTCATCTTTTATGGATTCTTTTATGGAATATCATAAACCAAAATTTGTTTGGGTTACAACATTTTTTCCTCACTTATTAAAATCACATAGGTCTGATTATGAATTTGTTTCAGCAATGAATGACAAGTTTTTACAAATAGACAAACTTTTGGATATCGGATATGATAAAGATAATATGTCTCACACAACGGGAGGAATGTTTTATGCGGTTAAAGACACAATGCAATTGCCACAATATTTAAAACCGGGTCATTGTCCTGTTGTGCCTTTTGAACGAAACGTTAATCCTAAAAAAATAACAATAGGTCCTGAAACAATAAAATACATTTCGCAATGGAACTATAAGGGTGGTTGGCAATATGTTGTAGATTATTTAAATGAACGTGGTTTTGAGGTTTATAATATTTCATATGAAAACACTTTAAACTTAAAAAATGTTTATGGATTTCATGGACATGATGACTTGGGTGTTGCAATTTCACATTTGAATGAATCAAGATTTTTTGTTGGTTTATCCTCTGGACTTTCATGGTTAGCATGGGCATATAAAGTTCCGGTGGTAATGTTATCAAATTTTACAAAAAGACAAAACGAATTCGATTGTTATAGAGTCGAAAATTTAAATGTTTGTAATGGATGTTTTAATATATTTCCAAATATAAAATCGGATTGCCCGATCTTTAAAAATACAAATAGAGAAAATGAATGTCATTTATCGATTACACCACAAATGGTCATAGAAAAAATAAATCTTGCTATTGAAGAAACAAAATAAAAAAAATATAATTATGAAAATGGAAAAACAAAAAGAAAAAAAATATTCTATATTCCACATTGAAGGTGGTTTAGGAAAACATGTATTGGCAACTGCGGTTGCACAATGTATTAAAAATAACCACCCAGACAGAGAATTAATTATTGTTTGTGGTTATCCTGAAATTTTTATAAATTTAAATTTTGTTAGTAGGGTTTATAGAATTGGTTTAACACCTTATTTTTATGACGATTATATAAAAGATAAAGACAGTCTTATTTTTAAACATGAACCTTATTTTACTTCAGATCACATAAATAAAAAACTTCATTTACTTTTGAACTGGTGTAAATTGTATGATTTGAAGTATAATAACGAGCAACCACAATTAGTTTATAATGTTAGACAACAACAAATTGCACACGGTAAATGGTTTAGAGATAAACCCGTAATGGTTTTACAAACAAATGGAGGACCACTTCAAGAACAACAGTACACATACTCTTGGACTAGGGACATACCATTTGACGTTGCTCAAAACATAGTAAATCATTTTTCAACAAAGTATCACATAATTCAAATATGTCGAGATCAATCTAACGTTTTACAAAATGTTGAGGCTCATTTTGGTCCGATGCCAAACATGGAGTTGTTTTCACTTTTGGCCTACGCTCAAAAAAGAATTTTAATTGATTCATGTTTGCAACATGCCGCAGCCGCCATGAATTTACCTTCAACAGTACTTTGGGTTGGTACTTCACCAGAGTTGTTTGGTTATAAACTACATGAAAATATAGTTGCTAAATTACCAGAAAACTTTAGATTACCAGACAGTTATCTTTTTGATTACAACTTTAATGGAGTTACACACGAGTGTCCTATGTTAGACACAAATATTTTTGACATGACTAAAATTTTAAAATAATGGAAAACTGGGATTCTAAATTTCACGGAGGTTTTAAAAGAAACTATGAAAAAAATAAAAGAGCGATGATCGTTGGTACATTCCAACCTTATCATCTTGGTCACATTGCAATGGTAAACAGGTTGTTATCCGATGGAGTTCCAGTGTTAATTTTGGTTAAAGATGTAGAGATTTCAAATTCAACACCTTTTGGTTCCGAAACTGTAAAAAAAATGATTGAAAAATATCATAACGAAAAAGGTGATGATGTTGTAGTTCAAATAATACCAGATATTGAATCTTTCAATTTTAGATACACCGACGACATAGAAATAAAAGAACATATTTCACCAACCACAATTTCTACTATTTCTGTTAAAGGTGTTAGAAATTGCTTAGCAATTCAAAATGATTCCTGGAAAAACTCGATAGATCCAATTTTACATGAAGACGTTTTAAAAATTATCTCACAATCCACTTCAAATCATATTTATATGTAAAAGGTAATGAGTCAATCGATTTTAATAGAAAGTAATAATTATAATGGTCAAGATGCAAATGTTTTATTTTATCCTGACACAACAGATATAGTTATAAACCTTGGTGTTATTACAATTCCTTTTTTATTTGAACCCGGTATGTTGTATCCACCACAAGAACCTTTTGGTTACTACACAATTTTACCGGTTGACTCCCCAGATTGTCCTAATGTTTTACACGTACCAAGATAATTATGCCACATCAAATCACAATATCAGGTGTTTCGGGTACATCACCATATGATGTATATGTATGTGATGTAACAAATACTTACTGTTTTTTAGTCTCTGGTGGTACTACAATACCCCCATCTTTTACGTTCGAACCTGTATATCCGTTAAATAACGTCGATTCTTTATTAATAAAACTTATCGACTCTAACAATTGTGAAATATTTAATTATTACGAATGTTAGTTATTTTTAACTAACTATGACAATATTTATTCAAATCGCATCATATCGGGATCCACAACTTATTCCCACCATCAAAAGTATTTTAAAAACTGCAAAGTACCCAGAAAATTTAAGATTTGGTATTGCAAGACAATATCATCCAGAAGACAATTTTGATAATTTAGAAGACTATAGAAATGATAGTAGATTTAGAATATTAGATATTTTATACACAGAATCCACAGGTGTTTGTTGGGCAAGAAACCAAGTACAACAACTTTATAGTGGAGAAACATATACACTTCAAATTGATTCTCACATGAGATTTGAAAAAAACTGGGATGAAGAGTTTATTAATATGTTAGTAGACCTACAAAAACAGGGTCACCCAAAACCTCTTTTAACCGGTTATGTTTCTTCATTTGACCCAGAAACTTATCCTGAAGGTAGAGTTAACGAACCATGGAGAATGGCGTTCGACAGATTTACACCAGAGGGTGTTGTATTTTTTTTACCGGAAGTAATACCAGGGTGGAAAGATTTAAATGGACCAATTAGATCAAGATTTTATTCCGCCCATTTTTGTTTTACATTAGGGGAGTTTTCTGTTGAGGTTCAACATGATCCAGAATACTATTTCCATGGTGAAGAAATTTCAATTGCTGTTAGAGCGTTTACACATGGTTATGATCTTTTTCACCCACATAAAGTTTTGATCTGGCATGAATATACAAGAAAAGGTAGAACTAAACAGTGGGACGATGATTCAACCTGGTACACAAAAAATATTTCATCACATTCTAAAAACAGAAGAATACTTGGGGTTGATGGTGAAAAATTTGATGGTGATTTAAAATATGGATTCGGTAAAGAAAGAACGGTTCAAGACTACGAAAAATATGCTGGAATTAGATTTGAAAATAGATCGGTTCAACAATATACAATAGACAAACAATACCCACCAAATCCTTATGATTTTGAAAATGAGGAAGATTGGAAAAATAGTTTTTCAACAATATTTAAACACTGTATTGATATAACACATAAATTAGTACCTGAAGATGATTATGAGTTTTGGGTTGTAGCATTTCACAATTCGAAAGATGAAACAATTTTTAGACAAGACGCAACCGAATCTGAAATCAGAAATATGAAATCAGACCCTGACGGGTATTGTAAAATATGGAGACAATTCATAACAAACATTAAACCAACTTACTGGGTTGTTTGGCCTTACAGTAAATCAAAAGGTTGGTGCGATAGAATTACAGGACAGTTATAATATATGGAATTGGTAATAAGACACCAGTTTAGAAATATTAAAACTGGAGATAAAAATTTTTACATAACAAATTTTTTTTCAAACCATTTCAAAATTTAGAAATATTAAAATAATGATAACATTAGTAACTGGTTTATGGGATATAGGTAGATCTAACCTTCAAGAAGGTTGGTCAAGAAATTTTGACTACTACTTGTCGAAATTTTCTGAACTATTAGAGGTAGAAAATAATATGATCATATTTGGAGATCATAAGTTAAAAGAATTTGTTTTTAAAATACGAAATGAAAGTAATACACAGTTTATAGAAAAAGATTTGAGTTGGTTCACAAATAATGAATATTTTAACCTAATACAAAAAGTAAGAACAAATCCTGATTGGTATAATCAGGTGGGGTGGTTAAAAGAATCTACACAAGCCAAATTAGAGTATTATAACCCGTTGGTGATGTCAAAAATGTTTTTATTACATGACGCCAAAATTTTAGATAAGTTTAATTCTAATTCATTATTTTGGATTGATGCTGGTTTAACAAATACAGTACATAAAGGTTATTTTACTGAAGATAAAGTTCTACAAAACATAAAAACACAAAACAATAAATTTTATTTTGTTTGTTTTCCTTATGAGGCACATACCGAGGTTCATGGATTTTCTTTTGATAAAATGTGTCAAATGACAAACAGTAAACCCGACATGGTTACAAGAGGTGGTTTTTTTGGTGGTGATAAGGAGTCAATAACAACTATGAACACATTATATTATAATATTTTAATTAATACATTGGGTTATGGTTTGATGGGGACGGAAGAATCTTTGTTTACAATTCTTTTATATCAATATCCAGAATTGATTAATTATTCTTTAATAGAATCTGATGGTTTAATGTATCGGTATTTTGATAGTCTTAAAAACTCAACCACAAAAATATATTCTAAAAATAAAGAAGTTAATTTTAATGGAGGAGGTGATGTTGGTTTATACGTTATTACATTTAATTCTCCAAAACAATTTGAGTCATTAATAAATTCCATGATTGATTATGATATTAATTTTTTAAGTAAAACTAAAAAATATCTACTTAATAATTCTACAGATCTTTCTACCACAAAAGAATATGAAGTCTTATGTAAACTGTATGATTTTGAACATATTAAAAAAGATAATATAGGTATAACCGGAGGTAGACAATTTATTGCCGAGCACTTTAATAATGAAGATAGTTTGAGTTATTATTATTTTTTTGAAGATGACATGATTTTTACTTATTCCAAAGATTTGGTCTGTAAGAATGGTTTTAACAGATATGTAAAAAACTTATTTGATAAAACAATAAAAATTATGGAAAAAGAAAATTTTGATTTTCTTAAATTAAACTTTACAGAATTTTTTGGTTCACATCAAACACAATGGGCTTGGTATAATGTTCCACAATCATTTAGAGAAAAACATTGGCCTGAAAAAAATAAATTACCTTCTTTTGGTTATGACCCAAACGCACCCTGTATTGAGTTTAAACATATAAAATCTTTAGATGGAGTTCCATATGTTTCTGGTGAAATATACCTTTCTAATTGGCCAATACTCATGTCTAAAGAAGGTAATTACAAATGTTATATCAAACAAAAATTTGATTTTCCATACGAACAAACTTTAATGTCGTATAATTTTCAAGAAATGATTAAGGGTAATTTAAAACCAGGTTTATTACTTTTAACTCCGACTGAACACAATAGATTTGATTTTTACGATGCGGATTTAAGAAAAGAATGTTAAATAGTATATTTATACTAAAAAGGATTAATGGAATTTTATATCAAAAAGAACGCGACGCTTCCGTTGCTTAAAATGCAAGTTGTTAAGGATGGACGAAGTGATTATAATAAATTCATGCAACTTTTGGAAGAATCATCAATATTCTTCTCTATGGTTGATATTGAAACTGGAATTCCAAAAATTCAAAACAAACCCGCAGGATTAGTTAATAAAACTTTCATGGATCCTAATGCGGAACCTGAATATTATATATTTTATCAATTTTCGAATTTTGAAACAAAAAAACCTGGAAGATATGAAGGTCAGTTTATTATTGTAAATTATGAAGGTACTTTAATTCTTCCTATTAGAGATAGATTATTTATTAACATACAAGAAAGTTTTGTTTGTGATGATTTGACTTATGATAATAATTGTTATGTTGTTGAATATCCTTGTTGTAATACAAAACCAGTTGGTCCGGTTACAACCACAACAACAACAATTTGTTATGTACCACCTATAACAACTACAACAACTACTTTATCTCCATTCTCCGCAACTTTAATAACCGTAATTACTTCTGGGTCTATAATTCTACAATCAAACATATCTTACAACTATTCATTACCAAATGAAAGTACTGTTGAATTTACAATAAACGTCGAAGATTTTTCTGGGGGCACAATTCAAATTCCAGAATCAATTACGGTTGCACCAGGTTCTACAACCGGATCTACAGAAACAATAATAGATTATCCTTTTTCAAGTATAACATCAAACATTTATTATTCTAATTTACAAACTACTGGTATTCCAACCGGGACAATAGTTAATGAACAAATAATAATTGATGTAACACCTACACCAACTCCAACTCCTACTTCTACACCAACACCAACTCCTACATCAACAACAACCCCTACTCCAACTCCTACATCAACAACAACCCCTACTCCAACTCCTACACCCACAGTAACTCCAACAAACACGCCAACTCCTACGGTAACACCTTCAGTTACTCCAACAAATACACCAACACCTACTCCTACCGCATCTCCAGGTTCATCACCAACACCAACACCTACTCAAACACCAACACCAAGTGTTACTGCAACACAAACACCAACACCTACCCCTACTCCTACCGCAACTACAACTGCAACTCCTACACCGACACCTACCGCAACTACAACTGCAACTCCTACACCAACACCAACTACCACACCTACAGAAACTCCAACCCCTACACCAACATCAACACCTACACCAACTCCTACACCAACATCAACACCTACACCAACCCCATCACCTTCCGCACCTGTTACACCAACATTATATTTTGGTAAACTAACTTCTAGTGAATTTGATCCAGGAGATGAAACACTACTTCAAACCATTCAATCTGTTGATTCTGTTAACATTTATTTAGATGTAAATGCCGGTCCTGGTTACGTGTTTATTTTGATTCCATCTTCAATGAATCAACCAATTCAGTTTAGAAATAGTGTTAGTGGATGTAATGGATTTGTCGTTCCTATAATCAACAAACCTGATGTAACTATCGTTGACATTTTTGGAAATAGCCATATTTATAAAGTATACAGAACATGGGTTTCAACAAACGCGCAAGTTGACCTGTGGTTATGTGGATAATATACAATATGTAAAATTTCTAAATGGCAGATTTTAGTACACTCGGTGGTGTAGGTATAATGGGTTTTATATCACCGATGGATTCCCTAGATACTTATGCGGTTATTGACCCCATTTACGGAGTTGACGGTTTAAGAAACGTGGATACTGAATCTGATTTAGACTTTATATCGTATGAAAGAAGAAGACCCGGAATGATTGTCGGTGTCGGAGGAGGAGAAAAATATTATAAATTAAAAAACGATTTTTGGACTTTTACAATAAGTGACTGGGAACAAATATACCTTTACACTGTTTCACAATCGGCGATCACATCAAATGAAATTGTTGGTGGTTATTTAGATTATGTATCTCAAACTTTAGTATTAACAAAAGCATCTGGAGGTACAATAACAATAACAGGTCTTACCGACACATACATAACCGGAGGAACATACAATGCATCTGGATCCACATTAGAATTATATACAAACTACGGACAAAACATATCAATTACCGGATTTTCTTCTTCGGTAAGTGTATCTGCGAATACAGGTCTTGGAATTGATTCAAGTATTTTATACACAAGTTATGATACATTACTTGATCCAAATTTAGCAATGGCATCTCAAGTTGGTGGTTTATCGGTTGGAACAACTGTATCAACGTTATCTGGTAAGACATTTGTTTCATTATTCGATGATTTATTATTTCCAACTCAACAACCAACCTATACAATACCTACAATAACAATAAGTAATTCAAACACAACCCTTGAGATTGGTAGCACATATAATAACACAATTACTACAATTGGAACTAAAAATGATGCTGGTGAATTTACGTATTTAGATATTGTTAGAAACTCATCAACAATTTTAAGTTCAACAACATCCCCAATAAGTGCCGTCACAACTAATATACCAAGTCAGTTTGGATATTCAGATCCTAATAACCCAAACTATACTTACGAGTTAACTTTTGTTGAAAGTTTTGTAATTCCAAGCGGATCAACATCTTCTTCCACTACTTATAAAGGTCGAGGTAATTATTCTTCTGGTTTACCAAAAAATAATAATAAAGGTTCTTTGGATGTTCGACCTTCACAAGTTAGATCGGTAAACGCCCCACAATCTTCAGGTACCTTATTTGAATCATCAACAAAAACTATAACAGGTATATATCCATATTATTATGGTAAAACAAATGTTGAGCCAACAATTTCATCTATAGTTGATGCAATTACAGGTGGTACCGCAAATAAAGTATTATCTGCCGCAAATTCAAACTTAACAATCACATATAACGCAACAACAGAATTTTTATGGTTTGCTCATTTGGCATCATATGGTCTAAAGTCACAATGGTACGTTGCTTCAGATAATAAAGGATTAATGTCATCATCAAGTTTATTTGATGTTGGAGTTTCAAACCCAGTTTCAAGTGAGATTGGATATTGGAACAATGTAAATTTTTATATCTATTTAGGAAACTATGCCACTTCCTTAAACACTATAACACTTGGTAACGGACTGTTTTAATAATGGCAATAATAATCAACGATAATTTAAGTCCTTTAGCTCCCAAGATCCTCGATAACAGATATGGACCTTACTCTTCGACCACACAAGCAAATTTAGCAATTGATGTTGCGTTTCGTGTTGTAGGTTTAACGGTTGGTGTATTATCAGGAAGTACAACATTTTCCGGTGGTCGTTATACCTCGTCTTCATCTGGTGTTATCGAGTATTGGTATTATACCGGTATTACAGATTCAGATTTAGTTTTAAAATCTAGTTGTGAATGTCCACCAACACCATCAGCATCCGGATTTGTTGATAAAGAGGTGTTAAGTCCTGTTGATGGCGTAAATACAGTTTTTAATTTAACATACACACCAGAGTTAGGATCTGTAAGCGTTTATTACAATGGACTATTACAAGACGAAGGAATTAGTGATGATTACACAATATCGGGAAAAACAATCACTTTTAATAGTCCACCACTAAACGGAAGTAGATTAATATCCTCATATAGAACATATTCTGACATAAACTTTATGGATAATGAAGTTCCAAGTGGAGCAATTGATGGAGTTAATACTGTATTTAGTTTAATTTTCACTCCAAAAACAAATAGTGAACACTTATATTTGAATGGATTATTAATGGAAAGTGGAGTTTTGAATGATTATACAATATCTGGAGATACAATCACTTTCAACTATGCACCACCATTAGGAAGTTCTATTTTGTGTTCATACAGATATAACTAAAAAAAAATAAAAAAAAACGTATTTTTTAAACAAATAAAACTATTTATATAAAGAAAAAAAAGATGAGTGAAGATATCAAATATGTAACTTCGGATTTATATTTAACAGCCTATTTGAAGGTTAGAGGTCACAAGTATTCAGTAATTAAAACTAAATTTAAATCTAATTTTGAATTTAATGAGACACCGGATCTTCTACAAGATGTGAATGATTATTTATCGGAAAATGGTTCATGTGAACCTTTGGCGTACACAAACGCAATAAAGAACTTGAAAAATTTCATATATAATAACAAATAGTTTTTTCAAGTTTAATAAATCAATTTTAATTTTTTAAGTTATGGCAAATACTAAAATAGTATTGGACTTGCAATCGGACTTATTACTTAATAGTCCACAAATTTACAATCCATCGGGTATTAACGCTGGAAACATTGCGTTTACCGGCACTTCGTTTCCACCGTCAATTACAAATGTTGACCTAGCTTTAGGTGAATTAGCTAGTGACCTATCAACAGAAATCGTTGACAGATCAAACGCAGTTTCTACTGAAGCATCTGCAAGAGTTTCAGGTGACGCATCTTTAGAGAGTGATTTGGACGCAGAAGTATTAAGAGCAACATCTGCTGAAGGTTCTATCGCATCTAACTTATCAACAGAAATCGTTGACAGATCAAACGCAGTTTCTACTGAAGCATCTGCAAGAGTTTCAGGTGACGCATCTGTTGCGGCAGCAGCATCTACTTCATTGTCTACTGCTGAAGGATCGATCAACACAAGAGTATCAAACGAAGAATCTACAAGAACTGCTGCTGATTCATCTTTGACTACAAGATTATCTACTGAAGAATCTGCAAGAATCGCAGGAGACGGATCTTTGACTACAAGAGTATCAACTGAAGAATCTGTAAGAGCATCTGCTGACGCATCTATCGTAGCAACAATCTCTAACAACGCTTCTGCCGATGCGTCTTTAGCAACAAGATTGTCTCAAGAAGAATCTAACAGAGCATCTGCCGATACATCTATCGTTAACTATTTAGATGCTGAAGTATCTGCTGAAGAATCAGCAAGAATCGCAGGAGACGCATCTTTAACTACAAGAGTATCAACTGAAGAAGCTAACAGAGCATCTGCTGACACATCTATCGTTAACTATTTAGACGCTGAAGTATCTGCTGAAGAATCTGCAAGAATCGCAGGTGATGCATCTTTAACTACAAGAGTATCAACTGAAGAAGCTAACAGAGCATCTGCCGATACATCTATCGTTAACTATTTAGACGCTGAAGTATCTGCTGAAGAATCTGCAAGAATCGCAGGTGATGCATCTTTAACTACAAGAGTATCTACTGAAGAATCTGTAAGAGCATCTGCTGACGCATCTATCGTAGTAACAATCTCTAACAACGCTTCTGCCGATGCGTCTTTAGCAACAAGATTGTCTCAAGAAGAATCTAACAGAGCATCTGCCGATACATCTATCGTTAACTATTTAGATGCTGAAGTATCTGCTGAAGAATCAGCAAGAATCGCAGGAGACGCATCTTTAACTACAAGAGTATCAACTGAAGAAGCTAACAGAGCATCTGCTGACACATCTATCGTTAACTATTTAGACGCTGAAGTATCTGCTGAAGAATCTGCAAGAATCGCAGGTGATGCATCTTTAACTACAAGAGTATCAACTGAAGAAGCTAACAGAGCATCTGCCGATACATCTATCGTTAACTATTTAGACGCTGAAGTATCTGCTGAAGAATCTGCAAGAATCGCAGGTGATGCATCTTTAACTACAAGAGTATCTACTGAAGAATCTGTAAGAGCATCTGCTGACGCATCTATCGTAGTAACAATCTCTAACAACGCTTCTGCCGATGCGTCTTTAGCAACAAGATTGTCTCAAGAAGAATCTAACAGAGCATCTGCCGATACATCTTTAACTACAAGAGTATCAACTGAAGAATCTACAAGAACTTCTGCCGACGCATCTTTAGCAACATCTTTGTCTAGTCAAATTTCAACTGAAGCATCTTCAAGAACATCTGGTGACGCATCTTTAGCATCATCATTATCTACTGAAATTTCAACTGAAGCATCTTCAAGAGTTTCTGGTGACGCATCTTTAGCATCATCATTATCTACTGAAATTTCAACTGAAGCATCTTCAAGAGTATCTGGTGACGCATCTTTGAATACTGCTTTAGGATCTGCAGAGTTGTCATTGTCGTCTAGAATTGCTACTGAAGAATCTACAAGATCATCTGCCGATACATCATTAACATCAAGAGTGTCTACTGAAGAAGTTGCTAGATCTACTGCCGACGCATCATTAGCGGCTGAAATCTCAGCAATCAATGCATCTGATTTTGGAAAAGTAGGAACTACAGGATCTGTTGATGGAACAAATAAACAGTTCCCACTAAGCAGTGTTTTAGTGGTAAATACTGAATTTGTATACTTGAATGGTCTACTACAAAAAGCCGGTGATGATTATACTTTAGTCACTAATATTGCCGCAAATCCAAATACAGTTCGAATCGATTTTGTAACAGCACCAAAACTTGGTTCTTCTGTACAATTTGCTGGTAACGTAGTTGCGTAATCTATTGTTTAACTAACAACCAAAAAAAAAAGAGTCCTCCGGGACTCTTTTTTTTATAGATTATCGTATAAATTTGTTTGTGGATTATATATTAAATGTTTATTCCCCCCCTCAAACAGATTGAGTATCATTTTATCATAAGTTTCAACCAACATTTCATTATCGGCGTGATATCTTTGAAGAACTTCATCATTTTTTTCATTATATTCTAGTATGTGATTGTCATGTTCAGTAAGAACATAATTTAATAATTTAGATCCAGTTAGGGTATCCGAACCTTCATAAAAATAACCAAGATCTTTACAAAGTTCTGCGTTATGTATTACTGGGTAACCTAAAAATGCAGCATCTAAATATAAATAATTTAATGGGTTCATAACTTGGTGACAAATAAGAACATCTAAATGTTGAGTTAACATAAATGCTGTTTGATATCTGGATTCCGCAGATATTCTATTGTCTTTATACAAATCAAAAGTTTTAATGATTGCCATAAACTCATAATTAGTTTTCAACTTTTCCGCGTTTGTGATCATCAAAGCGTCAATTTTTTCCTTACCGATATCAGTTCTGTAAGATTCTTCGGCGATTAAAGATGGGATTAAGGCATATTTTACAATATTAATGTTTGGTTCCATCACACCTATAGTTTTTCTTTCTTTGTTAGGAACATACTTATAACCCTTCTTATATTTTCCTTCTTTAAAAGATTTTTCAATTTCTTTTACACTATTTAAAATGAACTTATGATGCCAAATAAAAGGAACCATTATAGATTCAGTTCTATACACTGTCCTAAAAAACCCATAATTATTTTCATGTTGTTGTGGTATATACCACACCTCATCAAAAGTGGTTTCATACTCAATATATTTTTTTGTGTTTTCTTCAAATAAAACTTTTTCAGTATTAAGTATGTAATTATTACCACATTTATATGCAACATACCTTTTATTTTTATCTTCTTTAAATTTTAATATTTTAGATTCATGAACTTGAGCTCCCATCATAAAGATTAGATCCATCTCCATGTATTTATCGTCAAAGAAATAAATGTCTATATCATCAAGATAGTTTGGTTTCGGGTCCTTATCTTCCTTTAAATCGATTGTATTTAAAATACAAACTTGGTAATTGTTTTTTGAGTTCTTTAACATATGTACAAACATTAAAACATTTTGTTTCATTCCATTTGTCCAAATAGATTCTTTATGAGATTTTAAAGCCAGAGTAACTCCAATTTTTAAATTTTTCATTTTTATAAATTTTTTGACTGATTTATATATTGTATTATTAAAGATTCTTTTTCCTCTTTAGTTTTAGCATGAACCCAAAGCCATAAAAATGAGGTTTCAAGTATCACTGATTTTTGTTTTTTGACATTAACAATTCTTTGAAGAAGGTCTATGTAAGATTGATCTAATTCAATTTCCATGTTTAATTTTTGACATATTCTATATAAAGTTAATAAGTCATTTTTATCATATGCTACATGTGCTTGCATGTACATATTATTTAAATAAGAATCGTTTACCTTATCCGGATGACATTTTTTTGCGATTTCTCTGTAGACAATTTTTATTTTTTGTTTTTCCTCTTCTGTCACCTCATAGACTTCAGTTTCTTTGAGTTGAGATTTTTGATCTTTTGTATCTCCAGTTGTTGTTGGGTTGTCTTCAGATAATTTAGCAACATCCTCCATGAATTTTCCTTTGTAGGTATTTGAAAATTCTTCGGCATAAATTTCGTTCAACTCTAATATTTCAAGCTCATTTAAAAGAATTTTTAGTTTAAAATTTAAAAGTTTTTTATTTTCCATTTATAATAAATAGGGGGTAATTTTGTTTTGACATTTGAATAATAATCAATTATACTTAAGAAGGAAAGGTAAATGTCGACCTAATTCGACAGCGAATACACCAAACAAATAAGTTATGATATCACAAGAAGAAATTGAAAGTTTCCTACAGGGAAACGACCCTGAAGAATATATTGTGTCGGTAGAATTTGACTATCAATCCGACCACATTTACAAAATCAAAGAAGTACCAGGTAAGGGAAAACAAATCCAAAGAGACAGTTTAATTGCATTTGCGTGGGTGGGTGACCTACGTGGTCTGAATTTTTATTCTGGTTCTAAAGCATTACAAAAAGAGGCCATGACAAAATATGGTATCATGATTGAAAAATTAAGAACCGATAACAACGAAAGGTTAGAAAATGGTTTGACATTCATGGTTAAGTCATTAAAGGGTTATAGGGCTCTTACACAATTTTTCAGAGATGGTGGACTTGACCCGTGGGGAGAAAAACTTAAAGAAAAAATTCTTATGTTACCCCCAGTTGAACAATACCTCATCTCGAAAGAAAAAAGATTATTCAAAGGATTTGAAGAATACAATGACATTACAAGACTTGTATTTGACCTTGAGACCACATCTTTAGAACCCAAAGATGGTAGAATTTTCATGATCGGTCTTAAAACAAATAAAGGGTTTCAAAAAGTTATCGAGTGTACAAACGAAGATGAAGAAAGACGAGGTATAACTGAATTTTTTAGAGTAATAGATGAAATCAAACCATCAATTATTTCAGGGTATAACTCATTCAACTTTGACTGGTACTGGATTTATGAAAGATGTAAAATCTTAAATCTTGATATTAAAAGAGTTGCAACATCACTACACCGTGAAAAAACAATTTCACAAAAAGAATCAATGTTAAAACTTGCAAACGAGGTGGAGAAGTTTACTCAAACTCAAATGTGGGGATATAACATAATTGATATTTTACATTCAGTACGACGAGCACAAGCAATTAATTCAAACATCAAAGAAGCTGGTTTGAAGTATATAACAAAATATCTTGAACTTGAGGCTCCTGACCGGGTGTACGTTGATCACGACAAGATCGGATCTATGTATAGAAATAAAGAAGAGTATTGGTTGAATATTGAAAATGGTAAGTACAAAAAAGTAGGTATAGATCCAAAGATTGATGATGTTTGTGAAAGACATTCTAATGTTTACATTAAAACAAAGGGGGACGACATTATTGAGCGTTATCTTGACGATGACCTTGAGGAAACTCTACTTGTTGACGAAGAATTCAACCAAGGTTCATTTTTGTTGGCGTCCCTTCTTCCCACAACATACGAAAGAGTTTCAACAATGGGTACCGCAACATTATGGAAAATGTTGATGTTGGCTTGGTCTTATAAACATAAATTGGCAATTCCTGAAAAAGGTGAGAAAAGAAACTTTGTAGGAGGACTTTCTCGTCTTATTAGAACCGGATACTCCAAGAACGTATTAAAACTTGACTACTCGTCTCTATACCCATCCATTCAGTTAGTTCATGATGTTTTTCCTGATTGTGATGTAACAGGAGCAATGAAAGGTTTATTATCTTACTTCCGTAACACTCGTATTAAATACAAACAACTTGCCGAGGAATATGCGTCGATAGATAAAAAGAAATCAACTTCTTATGACCGTAAACAATTACCAATTAAAATCTTCATCAACTCGATGTTCGGTGCGTTATCTGCCCCACAAGTTTTTCATTGGGGTGATATGGACAAAGGTGAAATGATTACTTGTACAGGTCGTCAGTATCTTCGTATGATGATTAACTTCTTTATGGATCGTGGATACACACCACTTGTAATGGATACGGATGGTATTAACTTTTCGGTCCCTGAAAATGTGGAAGATCGAAAATATATCGGTAAAGGTTTAAACTGGAAAGTTGTTGAGGGTAAAGAATATGTTGGTGAAGAAGCGGATGTAATGGAGTTTAATGATATGTCAATGAGAGGTGAAATGGCTCTTGATACCGATGGTCAATGGCCAGCGTGTATTAACTTGGCTAGAAAAAACTACGCTCTTATCACGGCTAAAGGTAAAATCAAACTTACCGGAAACTCAATCAAGTCAAAGAAAATGCCAAAATATATTGAGACATTTTTAGATAAAGCAATTAAACTTCTTTTAGATGGTAAGGGACAAGAATTTGTTGAGTGGTATTATGAATATTTACAAAGAATATTTGATCAAGACATTCCTTTAATTGATATTGCGAACAAGGCAAAAGTTAAACAAAGTATTGATGATTATATTACACGTAGTAAACAAACAACAAAGGCAGGAAGTTTAATGTCTCGTCAAGCTCATATGGAACTTGCAATTAATGAAGGTCTTAATGTAAATCTTGGTGATGTAATCTTTTATGTAAACAACGGTAGTAAGGCTTCACATGGTGATGTTCAAAAAGTTAATAAACCAAAAAAAGGATGGTCTGAAGAACATATTAATACTTACGGTGGACCCATTCCTGAAAACTTGGACTCTATCATACAACTTAATTGTTACCGTATTGATCCATTAGATCTTGAAAGTAACCCAACTATGAAAGGTCAGTACAATATTCAACGGGCAATCACAACTTTTAACAAACGAGTAGAACCATTACTTGTTGTGTTTAAACAAGAGGTGAGAAATGCTTTATTAGTTAAGAACCCAGAAGAAAGACCATTCTTTACAAAAGTTCAATGTGAACTAATTAATGGACAACCATTTGATGAGGGCGATCAAGACAAGTTAGAAGATGTTATGGAGATATCAAATGAAGAAATGATTTACTGGAAAAAAGTCGGGGTCAGCCCTTATCATATGTATGAATTGGCCGACCCCGAAATGAAAAAATACGTTAAATAAATTTTTAAGAAAATTTCATACCATCAGAAGATAGTATATACCAGTTACCTTCTACAAACTGAAAAAGAACAGATGCTCCTTTTTCTAATAGAAGTTCGTCCCAGTCATCATCAATCGAACCAACATCTGATTTGACAATTACATTTGTTAGAGATTTAATGTAAACTTTTTGATTAACCTGTGAATTCAATAAAATTTCAGACTGATCAACATCTTTAACAATTAATAAAGTTTCATCACCGACCGTATATTCAGATTCTGAAATTATTTTATGAAGTTCGTGAGGTTTTTGAATGATCACCTTTGGTTCAACATAGTGTTGTGTTTGATATTTCACAATGTTTTTTCTTGGAGTTACGTTTTCAATTCTTATCATATTACATAGATTTGTCTAGGCATTGCTCTAAACTTGAGCTGTTTATTTAGGTTTTCAGCCAACAACGCCTCTCTTTCCATAACCTTTTCAGGCTTCAACCTTGTTAACCTTCCTTCCGCACCTATTAATTCATCTATGAGTTTTGTTTTTTCATCCTTTGCTTCGGTGGCTAATGACTGGTAATCCATTGTCAAATCACCATCTGGTGCTTTTAAATTACCACTAAATTTACCTCTTACTCTGGATAACGTTTCTTTACAATATGCAATAAACCATCTTCTTACCCACACCTGAGCCGGATTATTTAAGTCTTCCCAACTCATTTTATCAAAAGGAACATCGGAAGGCATTTTAATAATGTCGGGGTTGTCAGCCAAACATTTGTCTCTGTCTGAACCCTCTGTATCATAATACCAATACCATACTTTACCTTTCATAAGTGTTGAATTACCAAAATCAAATTTACCACCAGGTGTATTCATCAAGTGAAGTGCTTTTTTACCACCAGGAAGTGCTGTAACACGATAAGTTAAGTCTCCCGCAATAATTCTTCTTTGAATGTTAATTTCTTGCATTCGAAGTAACATATCAAATGCTGGCATCAAAAAGTAACTACCAGATAAGTTACCAACTTGTGCATACCCTGCAGGTCCTGAAATACCTCCACCAGCAATACCACCGAAAGCCCATGGGTCAAACAACATATTATTCATAGTTGCTGGTGTAAACCATAAAACTTCGTTAAGTTCTCTATGTGCTGGTATTTCGTAAATTTGTTGGTTCGGAACTAATTGTACATAATCTTTTTTTAGTACCCAGTCTCCACCGGCTTGTAATCCAACTATTTTTGAATACGCATACGTATATCTTGTTTCATAATCTAAACTTCTTGTTGTAAATGCCTTTGCTAGTGATTGTGTGTCTAAATCCAAATTGTTAAGTGCAGTCCACTGGGACTCAATTAACCAATCTTGTACGTATTGTGAATACTCATCAATAGAAAATTCTAAAAGGGTATCCATTTGTTCATCTTCTAATTCGATACTTCTTAAAGGAGCACCAAGTACATGACGTACTTTTTTATAAAGATTTGATCTTTCTGGTTCACTAATAATAGACATAAGATGTTTTTTTTATAAATATCGCGTTGTCTTATTTTAACAACCTTTTCAAGTCTAACTTGAATCTTTGATTCTTGGATAAATCGCGAATAATGTCTTGTGGTATATTTGATCCAAGGTTGTCTACACCATATTTTTTTCCAAACAAGTCAAATAAATTTAATATTTCTTGTGTGTTTTCATCACCAATTAAAAAGTCACTATATTCTTGAAGTGATATATTAGGAAACTGAATTGCCCCTTTAACAACATTTACATCTTGTATTTTTAATATTTTAGATGAAAAAGTTATTGTTTGTGATCCGCTTTGTTTTCCTGTTTTTAACATATCAGGTATTTTGGCGGCGTTAATAAGAGAGTCTTTATCAAAATAAAATAATTCAATTTGATAAGTTGATGGATTAGGAACACCAACAAGCATTCCGGTAATTTCACTTAAAAGATTGCCCAATAAGTCCTCACCAATATTTTTAATGTCTTGGTTTTCATGTCTTAAAACTAAATCAACAAAGTTTGGATATTTGGCTAAATCCATAAGAATTGCCTTATTTTCATCACTTCCAGTATAGTTTTTAATAAACAACTCCACAGACCTACGAACACTTTTTAAGGATATTTTTTCACTAGTATTTCTAACAACTTTACAGGAAAGTTTGTCTCCAAATTTTGAGATAACATCAAACGGTGAATTTAATGAGGCTGCCATTTCACCACCAAGTAGTCCGGTAATAAGAGCCTCAAAGTCATATCCTCTTGTTTTACTTTTTACCCATCTAATAAAATAATTGTTAAATCTATATCGAGACCTTTCTGAAACATTATTCAAATCTAATGACATAAGTCCCATCAAAGTTCTATCATAATTTAGATATCCTCGGTCAACAGAACTTGTTATAATATTGTTAATTGCGTCAACAGCAGCTTCGCTGTCTAACGGAATTAATCTAATTTTTTGAAGTTCCCGTTTCATTCTGTTTTTAAGATCTAAATCTTGTTCAGTATCTTCTTTAAGTAATGTTCTTAAATATGTTTCGTTTAATTTCTTTTTTGTTTTGGAAACAAACAGGTCGTTGACAAATTCCCAATTTACACTGTTCCAAAAATTTTTAATATATTGATCTCTTTTGTTTCTATATCTTAAATAATATGCGTGTTCCCATAAATCCAAACCTAATAAAGGATACCCACCACCTTTTATAATATTCATCAAAGGGTTATCCTGATTTGGTGTGGACATGATTTTTAATTTATTACTTTTTGTTAAAACCAACCATACCCACCCAGAACCGAAACGATCCAAAGCAACCTCATTAAATTTGTCTTTCATTTTTTTAATGTTTCCAAATTCCTGATTGATTTTATTTAAAATTTCCTTTTTTGGTAATTGTTTTGTTGGTGACAGCATTTTCCAAAATAATGCATGATTAAAAGCACCTCCGGCGTTATTTCTAACTTTTGTGTCATATAAACTTATAGATCTTATAATCTCCTCCAGATCTTCATATTTTCTTTTATTATTTTTAAGAGCGTCATTAAGTTTTTTAACATAAGTTTTATAATGTTTGTTATAATGAATATCCATAGTTTCCGGATCAACAAATTGTTTGATTGCCGAATATGAGTACGGTAATTTTTCAATACCAATTTTTGTCATTTCATTTATGAACTCTTCATGAATATTTATTTTTTCGGTCAGTAAAATCTGTTCGTTTAATATGTTGATTTTTTTTGTTAAAGATTCATACATTAAAGGTTCTTTAATCGGGTGATCTTTTTCAAACATTTTTAAAATAGATCCCGCTTTGGCATTTGCTTCGTCTTCAATTGGACCTCCGATATCCCCAGTTGGTTTTTTTCCTTTTGTGGTCATTTGCCATTCATGAATCCATTCATGTGCTAATGTCCTTAATATGTCCCTATTAATTCTTTTTTTTGTGAAAACTTTAATAACTGATTTTGAATTTCTACTTCCTGTTGACATTTCACCAATTCTTTCACCGGTAAAGACAATGCCCACATCATTTTTAAGTGGGAAATGTTTTTGTAAGTACTTGATAAATTCATTAGACAACTTAATTGCGTCATCAGACATATCACATTTAATATGTTTTACTTTAACATTCATTGACTATAAATACTCTATAAAATAAAAACCCCACTTTTATTATGGGGTTTTTTAAATTTAATTCGATGATACTATTATCTTCTTCCTCTATATCTGACTCTTCCTTCTGCCATTGTTGGAAGATCCATTTGTGAGGTTGGTATTTCGGTTTTAGTTACTTGAGCAACTCCTTGAAATGCTGGAAAAAATTCTTTTACAAATTTGTTAAATGATAGAGTATCCATGGCATTTGATAAACACATGTTGGCATCAAACTTGTCTCCTCCACAACCTTGTATTTCTGACACACCTTCAATTTCACCAAGTTTATTAACAGGACTCAAATCCATTTCATCTTCTTTAATAACTCGTCTAACTAATCTAGACATGTCTCTTTCTGACAATCTTTTTACTATTTTCATAATTTATTTTTATTTATGTTAATGACACAAAAATTGGGTCTGACTGAATTTCTTTAATTCCTAATTGAGTGGTGTATGTTACTTTTGCTTTATAAAAACCACTTGTTGTTGCTGTATAACTACTTAAATTCGCACCATATATAGATTGATCATCTAAAAACCACTCCCAAACTGTAGACATAACTATAATTGGAAATTGAGTCGGTGACATTGCAGTTAAAGTGTCATGATCTAAACTCACATATAATGAATTTCCGAAAACTAAATTTAAAACCGCATTTTGTAAATCAGTTATTTGATTTTGTAAATTTAAGTCTACTTGATCGTTTTGAGAATCTTCAGTTGATATTTTAGCCTCTAATGAAACGTCTATCGAATCTAAAGATTGTATTTCTTCTGGTAATCCATCTACCTGACTTTGGTCTAATTTTGTTGGCATATTTATTTTTTTTAAATAAATATCACCTTTTATTAATTAGATTTAAAATTTCTTCTGCAACATCACCAAAATTATTATTTTCTTGGTCTCCCATTACAGTACGTATAATTTGTTTTTTATTATTTAGAATATCATATATTACACCCTCTATAGTATTTTCAAACAAAGGATAATATACAAGTACATTAGATTTTTGACCATATCTATATGCTCGATCTTCCGCCTGTGCGTGTTCTGCAGGTACAAAAGATAAATCGTTCATGATTACAACTTCTGCGGATGTTAAAGTTAAACCAACCCCGGCTGCCTTCAAGTTACCAACAAATACTTTAATTTTTTCATCATTTTGAAATGAGTCTACGGCTTGTTGACGAACTGCATTACTACAACTACCGTCAAGATAAACGGCTTGTTTTCCAAAATGTTGGTATATGGTTTGTAGTGTGTCTGTGAAGTTTGTGAATATAATAACTTTCTTTCCTTGTTCTAAAATATTTTCGGCAAATTCTATAGTTTGATTTGCCTTTTCATTTGCGATTACCTTTCTAACTTTCATTAGTTTTGAAAACTGAACTGTAAGTGATGAAGACTCATCTGGGTTTTTATCATACCATTCATAATATTCACCCATAAGATTTTCATACTCTTTTGATTTCAATCTCAAATAAACCGGTGTGATA